CATCCACATTGAAGACAAAGCGTCCGGAACAATCCTATTGCAACAAGCGATGCGCCGGGAATTACCTGTGCATGCTATCGACTCAAAACTAACCCAGTTTGGTAAGGACGAAAGGGCCGTTTCGGTATCCGGGTACGTTTACAGGAACCTAGTAAAACTATCTGAAAATGCTTACAACAAGACCTCAGTATATAAAGGGTCATCCCGGAACCACCTCGTAGCTCAATTGGTGCAATTCAGACCGGGTGATAAAGAACACTCAAGACGCGCAGACGACCTTCTCGACTGCTTCACATATTCCGTTGCCATATCTCTAGGCAACCACGGAGGCTATTAAATGTCCAATATAAGTATCGGTGGCATCCAAGAGGGTAGCCAATTATACAATTTAATGATGGCGCAGGATATCGTACCGGGCCAACAGCCCAGTTACGAACTCTGTAAACTCATTTACACGCTCCATCCACTCGGGAAAAAGATCGTAGATGCCCCAATTGCCCGTTCGATGGCCCGAAGACGCGAAATTGTAGTGCTTGATGCGCCAGAATGCGTTATTGATAGGTTCAATGACGTTTGGGACGACCTCAGCATCGACGCTTATATATCCAATGCGATGCGTCTAGCACGTATTTACGGTATTTCATCAATCGCCGTAGTACCTCCGGATGGCGATATGTCTTCCCCGTTGACCCCGGAAGAACTCCGAAGTGGCGAAATAACATTCAACGTGTATGATCCGTTGAATACAGCAGGGTCTTTGGTGGGTATTCTGGACCCTTTGAACCCCATGTTCTTGAAGTATTCGACCATTTCAGTAATGGGAAAACCATTCCACAGGTCGCGAGTGCATTTGGAGTTAAACGAACAGCCGGTTTACCTGGATTACACCATTTCAGCGTTTGGTTACGTGGGCCGCTCGATATTCACAAGAGCACTTTACCCGCTACAATCATACTTACAAGCGATGATCGCGGACAATTTGGTGGTCACGAAAGCTGGTGTGCTTATCGCTAAGATCAAACAGCCGGGTTCGATCATTGATAAGGTCCAGCAGATGGCCCAGAATATCCGTCTGAATATTCTGAAACAGGCTAGAACGGGTAACACGGTATCTGTAATGCCCGATGAAGATATTGTGTCATTGGATTTGCATAATGTCACATACCAAGAACAACGTCACAATATACTTGAAACGGTGGCTCTGTCATTGGATATGCCTACCCAGTTCCTTACTTCGGAATCCCTAGCAAAGGGGTTCGGTGAAGGATCGGAAGATGCGAAGCTTATTTCGAACTTTATTGATAATTTTAGGCGTGAAATGAAAGATGCCTATAATTTCATGGATAATATCGTACAATATGTGGCATGGACGCCGGAGTACTACGAAACCATAAGGAAAGAATACCCGGAAGAAATAGACCACGCGACATACGAAGAATGGTTCGCACATTGCAAGAAAACATTTAAGAGTATTTGGCCAGAGGCTCTGGAACCGTCTAAAAAAGAACGGGTTGAATTCGAAAAGATTTGTTACCAATCAGTGTTGGAAACGTTCAAGGTGTTGGAACCGGTTGCCCTAGGCGAAAATAAGCCAAAGCTTATCGAATGGGTACAGGCTAACTTGTCCGAATTGGAATCCGTGTTCCCGAATGCCCTTGATCTGGACGTCGAATTGATTATGCAACAGGAGAAAGAAGGGCTATTCGATGAAGTCGATGAATCCGGACCTCAGCCTTTTAAAGATGATCGAAATGGTCGCCTCAGCAAAGGCGGAAGCGGCGGTGGGGCGTCTAAAAAATCCGATAGGGGCGGCTTTAATCACTCACACTTCACTACTGGCGATTAAAATGAAAGAGTGTAGCCGTTGTCTGACTAAGAAACCAATATCTGAATTTTATTCGCGTAAATTAAAAAGTGGTAATATCAGTACTCGAAGTCATTGTAAACAATGTGAAAATCAGCAATGCAAAAATTATCATGAAGATAATAGAGATATTAGATTAAAATACAGGAAAGAATACAATAAAATATACTACGCTGAAAATTCAATCGGATTCAAAGTAAGGGCAAAACTAAGGAAAGAAAATATTAAAAAGTGCACTCCCAAATGGTTATCCGATGCTTTTCACGCAGAGATACAAGGTGTATACCATTATGCCGGTATAATGCACCAGATAACTGGTGTTAGCCACCACGTTGATCATGTTGTTCCTGTTAATGGTATGATGGTGTCCGGACTTCATGTTCCGTGGAATTTGAAAGCAATCCCAGCTGTCGAAAATATTGCTAAGTCAAATCACTTTACAACTAGTTAATCCTGACCGATGTTGCAATTGACAAAAGCAACTCGGCATGGTAAAATAACGTTTTATGGGGAAGGTAGTTCGAAATGCCTTTTGAAAGCGAAGAGCAAAGACGCGCAATGTACGCTGCCGCAGCGGGTAAATCCACTATAGGGATACCCCAAGAGGTCGGCAGGAAATTTGTTGCTCATCGCGATGACGAGGTTCCTGCCGTCCCCCGCGATATGGCCGAAATCCAATCTATCAACGAATTGGACGTTATGAAAGCCATGCGGGACGGTATACTGCCGTCTCCCCAAAAGTTCGGTGACTTGAACCTGTTCGATATCCGCATTTCCGGAACCGGGTTTGCCGAACGATCAACGGGCGAAATCGCTCACCGATCCCCGCAAGATTATCTTTCTGACGAATTTTTGGAGCGGTGTCAAGGACTTCCGGTTATATGGGAACATCCGGAAGAGAAGTTGCTCACCACTGATTCATTTAGAAATCAAATTATCGGATCCGTTGCATTACCCTACGTCAAAGTGGACGAAGTATGGGGCATTGCAAGGATCTGCGATGCCGAAGCTGCTGGCTTAATGGCAGAGAATCAATTGTCTACCAGCCCAGCAGTTGCTTTAGGCGAAAACTTCTTCAAAACAGGCGACGTCCTGCTTGAAGGTTCCCCGCATTACTTAGACCACGTTGCTGTGTGCCGCGTTGGTGTATGGGATAAGGGGGGAGCACCTGTGGGCGTTAGCTCAAATATGGTTAAATCAGACTCAATTGAGGTTAAAATGGACGAAGAAAACAAAACCCCAGAGGTTAGCATGGCCGATATTTTGGCGGCTATTTCTGGTATGAATACTAGAATGGACAGTATCAATACTCGTCTTGACAGTATCGAAGTTAAAGCGGATGGGGCAAAGCATGACATGCCGCACAACAAGATCAAAGACGACGCCGACGACTGCGATGACATGAAAGCAGACGAAGATTGCGACGATGACGACAAGAAAGCTGACAAGCTGAAGAAGGTCGAGGGTATTGAGCACTGCAAAGAAGACGCAAAAGCTGACGAAGACGACAAATCCCCGATGGGTGCTCGTATGGACTCAGCTAAAATCGTCGAACTTGAGCGTAGGCTTAAAGCTTTCGAAGACAGCAGCAAGAGCATTTCCGATGAAGATCGCAATGCAATGGCAGTAGCTCAATCTCGTGCTGACTCTATGGCTATGGCACTTGGCGATACTGGTGGTAATCGTTACCCCGTCAACGGCGAGACTCCTTTTGCTTTCCGTCGCCGCATGGCTTCCCATTTTGCGAAGTACAGCAACAAGTTCAAGGGTGTCAGCGTTGGCAACATTACCGACGAAGCACTGTTTACTCCGGTAGAAGAAGCAATTTATGCCGATGCTGCTGATTACGCCAAAGCTCCTCCTGCAATGCCGGGAATGTTGCGCGAAGTCAAAGAGCGTGTTGGCGGTCGCGAGATTTCCACTTTCGTTGGTGACCCCTCCGCTTGGATGGACCCCTTCGCAAATGGTGTTCGCTACAAGGGCGGCTTTCGTACCACTCAGCATTAAGAGGCAATTGTAATGGTAACCTTTAATCCTTTTGTTATTACCAACATTCCTGACGGGTTTAGCGTCCAGTCTCAGGGGTTTTGGCAGGGCGACGTCCAAGCTGACCCGGCCCAACGTTTCCAGCTTGCTGCTGGTGTAGTAGCTGCCAATGAAGTTCTCCCGATGTGGGGCGGCATTGCGGTATACGAACAGACTCCTGCAACTTCTGCAGCCGTTTCTGGTGTAGCCCCTACTATTGGTCGTGCACTCAGTGCGCCTACCATTTCTGGGTTTTCTACCTTCCAGGGTTCGTTCTCAGCGCCGACCACTCCGCAGTCTACCGTTCCCCTACAGGGTACGGGTGGCGGGTTCAACTTCGTTCGACTGGGTTCACTCAGCCGCGTAGTCGTTGCCTGCTCGTCTTCTGTTCTTACTCTGGCTGGCTCCAACAATCCGCAGAACTTGTCTTGGGATCCGGTGAACCAGATTCTGGTCCCGTTCTCTGCGTTGACTACCCCAGTTGCTATTACTAGCATCACTTGGGCTGGCGGCGTAGCGACCGTAACTGCAACCGCGCACGGTCTGGTTACTGGTAACTTTGCTACCATTTCTGGCGCTATTCCGGTAGGTTATAACGTTTCCGGTGCAGTCACTAGGGTATCCAATGATGTATTCACTATTCCCGTTCCGATTGATCCGGGCCTGAATACGACTCCGGGTTCAGTAACTCCGGGTCTGGGCGGTTTCTCCGCTACTCTGTTGGAAGTGAACGCAGGTAACAGTGCAGTAGTTTCGTACAATTCCGGCACTGGGTTTGCTACTTGGAACACCACCGGTAACGCCGCTCTAATTCTGATTTAAGAGGTATAATCAATGGCCAATATCACTAATGGCTTTGTCCAGATTAACCCGGCATTTAA